CAATTCAAGACTGTGTTTTACCAATTTCAATTAAGAAAACTTTTGAAGATATTGTTAAAGGAGGTGACCTACACAATATGCTTCTTGCCGGCACGGCCGGTCTTGGTAAAACTACAGTTGCGAAAGCGCTGTGTAACGAACTTGATCTAGATTATTTACTAATCAATGGATCCGAAGAGTCTGGGATTGACACGTTACGTACTAAGATAAAGCAATTCGCAAGTTCTGTTTCTCTTCAAGGTGGCTACAAAGTAGTCATCTTGGATGAGGCAGATTATCTTAATGCGCAATCTACTCAACCAGCATTACGTGGGTTTATCGAAGAATTCTCTGGCAATTGCCGGTTTATTATGACATGCAACTTTAAGAATCGTATTATAGAACCATTACATTCTCGTTGCACGACTATCGATTTTAATGTTTCAAAGAAAGACAGTGTTAAGCTATGTGGTCAATTCTTACAGCGTTGTACACATATCCTTGATAACGAACGTGTCACATATGACGAACGCGTAGTTGCTGAAGTCATTATGAAACACATGCCAGATTGGCGTAAAGTTCTAAATGAATTGCAGCGTTATGGCTCAAGTGGTACTATTGATACTGGTATTCTAGTGTCTTTATCTGAAGTTTCTTTGAATGATCTTATGATCTTCTTAAAAGAAAAGAACTTCAAATCTATGCGACAGTGGGTTTCAAATAATATTGATTCTGAACCTGCCGCAATATATCGAAAAATCTATGACAATATGACTTCCTATGTTGAACCATCAAGTTTACCACAACTCGTGCTTATTCTTGCTGATTATCAATATAAGAATTCTTTTGTTGCAGATCATGAGTTAAATACTGTAGCGTGTTTAACTGAAATCATGGCTGGGGTTTCATTCAAATGAACCCTTTTGATTACTTAAATGCAATTAACACAACCAAGAAAGATATTATGGTTGATGAACTTGCTGAAAAAAGCTACTCGCCATTTATGGTAAATCGTGGGTTATCGTATTTCCCTGATACTATTTTATACGCTAACGAAATGAACAAAAACCATCACATTGATCATCGTCTTCAATTCGATTTTTTTATAAATATAATAAGGAAAAAGAAAAGATTCTCTAAGTGGGCTAAGCCTGCTGAAATAGAAAATCTAGATGTCATCAAAGAATATTATGGTTATAGTAATGAAAAAGCTAAATCTGTATTATCGCTATTTTCTGATGGTCAAATTGAAACGTTAAAATTGAGGATGTATAAAGGTGGAAAACGAAAATAACAATATAATAGTGACATGGACGCCAGCTTCAATGTTGGAAATAACACTAAATGAACCTGATGATTTTCTGAAGATTAGAGAAACATTAACGCGTATTGGCGTAGCATCTAGGAAAGATTCTAAGCTATATCAATCGTGTCATATTCTGCATAAACAAGGTCGATATTTTATAGTTCACTTTAAAGAACTATTCTTATTGGATGGAAAACCATCTAATTTGCTATTGAATGACGTTCAGCGCAGAAATACAATCGCTACTTTACTTTCTGATTGGGGTCTCATTACTTTTGTTACCGCATCCCAAGCAGAAGATATTGCACCATTGCGACAAATTAAAGTCATTCCATATAAAGAAAAATCGGAATGGCAGTTGTGCCCTAAGTACAACATAGGTAACAGCAACAAAGATTATGATAAGAAAGCTATATAAGAAATTTAACAAATTAATGAAGTGTGGTCGAATTCACAGAATTTTGAATAAGATCACATAATTAATAAACAGGAAAAAAACCTGTATAAATAATAATGGATTGCCCATTAGGGGATCTAAATATTAACCTTGCTAATATCCTTAGGAGGAATTAAAAATGGTAAGAAATACTATGAACGTGCCGCGTTCTTTATTCATCGGGTTTGAACCCATACTAAATGAACTTGAGAGAATCCACTCAGCTGGAAGGTCACAAGATAACTATCCACCCCACAATGTTGTAAAAATCGATAATGAAAATTTCATTATTGAACTGGCTGTGGCTGGTTTCGCTGAAGAAGATATCTTCATTGAAGTCAAGGATGGAATTCTTTTAGTTAAAGGCGACAGCTCTAATGATGAAAGAGAGTATGCATATAAAGGTATATCGTCCCGCAAATTTGAGAAGAGCTTCCGACTCTCAGAATTTGTCGTAATCGACGGGGCCTCAATGGTGAACGGAATACTTGTGGTGAATGCCAGGGTTGAAGTTCCAGAAGAGAGGAGACCTAGGAAGATCGAAATCGGATCTACTGGGACATCAAAGAAGAAGTCATTCATTCAAGAATGACGGTGAGCAGCGAAAACTCAGTGGATTTTAAACCATCTACTGGAGTTAAATAATGGGCTATATAAGAAAGCACAAAAACGAACTCAGATCTGGCTTCGAAGCATGTATTATTGTTGGAGCAACCGTCGCGTTGGCCCCGATGATGATTATGTTTCAGGTCGGTATTCTGTAAGCAACAAACTGAATGGGAGGATTTCTCCTCCCCATTCTTTTAAAATAGTCCTTTACATTACATTGAAAGTATGATATAATATACTATTATTCGGCATGGATACATTATGAAATTCTATACATCTATATCTCGTTACGGTAACCAGCTTCTATTTCGTGGTTATGACAACGGCAAAAAAATACAACAAAAAATTAAATATGAACCTACCTTCTTTGTTAATACAACAAAGCCTTCTGGTTGGTCAGCACTCGATGGGACAAAGGTTGCTCCCGTAAAATTTGAATCAATGCGTGATGCTAAGGAATGGTTACAAGTTAATCAGCAAACTGCAGGTCGGCATATCTATGGTAACAATAAGCATATTCCAGCATACATTAACGAAGCATTCCCTGGTGATATTAAATTTGATCGTAACCTAATCAACGTAACTTCAATTGATATTGAGGTACAATCTGATTCTGGATTCCCTGAGCCTGAAGAAGCTGCTCACGAAATCACAGCAATCGGTATGAAAAATAATATTGACAACACTTATTATGTGTGGGGTTTAAAACCTTACGATGTAGAAAAAACATATATGAAAGACTGTCGTGTAGTCTATAAGGAATGCGCTACTGAATCTCAATTGTTACTTGAGTATATTGCTCATTGGTCTAGTCCATCGCAATGCCCTGATGTAATCACAGGTTGGAATTCAAGGTTCTTCGATATACCATATATCGTCAATCGCATCCTAAGAATCCATGGCGAAGAATTCGCTAAACGATTATCACCTTGGGGATTGGTCGATCGTAGAGATATCACAACCATGCAGCGTAAACAATGCGCTTATGAAATCCAAGGTATTGCTCAAATGGATTACCTTGAACTATTCAAAAAGTTTGGTTATTCTTATGGACCTCAGGAAACATACAAACTTGATCATATTGCGCACGTAGTTCTTGGAGAAAATAAACTCTCATACGAAGAACATGGTAACCTACATACTCTTTACAAGTATGATCACCAAAAGTTTATCGATTATAACATTAAAGATGTTGAGTTGGTTGATCGCTTAGAACATAAGATGGGTCTCATTACACTAGCTCTCACTATGGCATATCGAGGTGGTGTTAACTATAGTGACGTGATGGGAACTACAGCTATCTGGGATGCTATTATCTTTAGAAATCTGTATGCTAATAACGTGATTGTACCCTTTGCTGAGGAAAAGTTTAAGTCTCCGTATCCGGGTGGTTACGTTAAAGATCCTAAAACTGGAATGCACGAATGGGTAGTTTCTTTTGATTTGAACTCACTATATCCTTCAATCATTATGCAGTATAACATGTCTCCTGAAACTATTATCGGCGGAAAGGTTGGCAATGTTACTGTAGATAAACTTTCTGAATCTCCTGTAACTCCACCTAGAACTAGCAATGAATGTATGGCAGCGTCTGGTCAGTATTTTACTACTGATAAGCAAGGGATACTACCTAAGATTATTGATCAAATGTACAGCGAACGTGTTGTCATTAAACGTCAAATGATTGCAGCCCAGAAGGAACTAGAAAAAGTAGACAAAACTAATAAGACTGAATTGTATAAAATCCAACGTGATATTAGTATTGCTGAAAACCAACAAATGTCTATTAAGATTCTTCTTAATAGTTTATATGGTGCGTTAGGTAATAAGTACTTTAGATTCTTTGATCAACGTATTGCTGAAGGTATTACACTAACTGGCCAGCTCACCATTCGTTGGGCTGAAACAGCTATCAATGATTACCTTAGAAAAATACTTAAAACTAAAAAGGATTATGTCGTTGCTATTGATACTGATTCTGTTTACGTAGTCTTAGATGATCTAGTTAAAGCAGTCAGTCCAGTTAACCCATTGGAATTTGTTGATACTGTTTGTAAGGAAAAGCTTGAAACAGTCTTGGAAGATTCTTATGCTAAACTATTTGAAATGCTTGGCGGCATTGAAAATCGAATGGTTATGAAACGTGAAGCTATTGCTGATCGTGGCATCTGGACAGCAAAGAAAAGGTATATCCTTAACGTGTTAGACA